CATTCCTTATTATCACGCCACACCCCAGAGCGGGGAGCACATGAAGGGCCGGTCTCCGGTGCAGGTGCTTACGGAGTGGACGGAGAGCGGGTGGCGGAAGCTGACGGTGGATGAAGAGGCCCTGATGCTGGCCTTTGCCGACCGCAGCGAGCGGGTGGTGACAGCCGGTACGGTGGCATCGGGGGGCTGGAGATACTACCACGAGGCCCTGCACCAGTACGACGGGGAGAAGCTCCTTGTGCGTCACCCCAGACACAACCCCGTGTGCAGCTATGTGTTTAAGGATTCAAAATTCCTTTGTGTGGCCCGTCCCATGCCCGTTTACGATCTGGCCGACCCTGAAGGGGCCAAATATGCGGGCAAGCTGGCCAAGGAGGCCCGGAAGGCGGTGCAGATCATGAAGGGGGAAGTGAGCTGGCTGGAGCCTCGGGAGCTGATGCGGGAATTCGCCCAGCTGGCGGGTGTCCGGGAGGCCATCGATGCCACGGATGCCGGAGCGGGTCAGATTCGCATTGCTCTCACACCGGAAGCCCAGGCGCTGTACGACAACCGCCACAAGGCGGTCGAACAGACCTTGTCCATAGCAGCAAAGTCGCAGGATGCGGAGACGCTCTCCCTCAATCGCTGGGGTGTGCAGGAAGACCCGGAGATTGCGGCCCTGAGGGCGCAAGGCTGGTAAACCATCATCTTCAAGGAGAAGAATCATGAACGAAAACAGCATCGTAGTATTGGGAGAATCTGGCCAGGTCACCATGCATTGCCCTGTGTGCGAACGCAAGCGCGTGGTGCAGTTTGGGCCGGACTACATCGGCGATGAGGATTTCCGGGCCGCTGCTGCGGTGCAGCCCTGGAACGTTACCTGCCCGGAGTGTGAAGCCGTTCTCTGGCCCTTCTTTGAAGGTCAGGTGCCGGGATGCTGGCCGGATGTGGCCATGAGCCTTCAGATGAACGATGACCCGGAACTGCTGGATCTGGCCCGCAGGGCAGCGGGTGTCGGGGGCGGCCTTGGTTTCCACGTCTGTCATGGACGGGGGCAAAGGACGGTGATCGGAATCTCTGGCATCACAATTTCTGTAGACACAATCTCTGAAATCACAATTTCTGGCAATTTTTAACCGGGAGGCAGCTGTGGAAATCGCAGAAACCAAATTCATACGGGAAGCACTGGCTCTGGCATCGCTGCTGAAGGCAACCCCAGGCGCGTCCGTGGGGGAGATCATTGGCGACACGGGTACGGGCAAGACCATGGCGGCCCGCGCCATCATGTCCCGCCATGCTGCCATGCGGGTGTGTGCCTATGAGGGGATGAGCCGGTATGCCCTTCTGGGCGGGGTGGCTGCTGCCGCCGGGATTGAGGGGCCATCTACCCGGTGGATGGGGATGCTGGCGGAGTGGGGCCTGTCCCAGGCGGAGCGTCCCCTCCTTATTATTGATGAGGCGAACAAGCTGCGCTGGCAGGCCCTGGAGGCCCTGCGGTATCTGGCCGATGAGTGCGGCTTTGCCGTACTGCTGGTGGGAACAGAAATATATGAGCGCCAGTTCGTGAACGCCAAGACCCGCCCCCTGCTGTTGCAGCTGGGCCGCAGGATCGGAGCGAAGCGGGCACGGATGGGCCACCTTGACCGTTCAGAAGCCTTTCTGTATGTGCTCCAGCCCCGCTTTGGTGATGTGGACCGGGAGACGGCCACCAAGTTCTGGCAGGGCTGCCGGAGGGGGAACTGGGGCGAGGCGGTGGAACTGGCCGAGGAGTGTATGCGCATCTGCCGATCCAACAAGGTTTCCGTCCTGACCATGCCGGTGCTGGAAGCGGCCCTGACCTGGACGGCCAACCGCAGGGAAGTGGGGGCGGCCTGATGCTCACTTTAAATGAGATCTGTGCGGTGCTGGGCTGCTCCAAACCTGCGGCATCGCTGCTTAAAAACGGAAAGTACGACAGGAACGGGGATCTGGTGACGCGGTATCAGGCCCTGATGGCGGCCATGGACAAGGGCCGTTCCGTTCCGCTGGATCAGGTTTGCATCGAATGCCCCCGGCAGAACTGCAAGGGCTGCCGGGTGGCGGAACTCCGGGCATAGCGAAATAAAGGGGTCAGACATGAAAAAAGACACGAAAAAAACCGTTCCCCAGCGCAGGCGTACCCTGCTGCACATCGCCCACAAGGCCGCGACCCAGCTGGGATGGGATGAGGAGACGCGCCGGTGTCTCCAGAAGACTCATACGGGACATGCGTCCTGCCGGGACATGAGCGACACCGAGCTGGCCGAGTGGTGCTGGATGCTCAAGGACATGGGAGCGGACATCTATGTGCCGAACCCTGCTCCCCGTGGGGGGCAGGATCTGACGAAGCCGACCACTCAGCAACTGGCGCAGATTGAGCGACTGGCCTTTGAGCGCGGGTGGAAGGACGGTCTGGACGACGGGAGGCTGCGGGGCTTTGTGAAGCACACGGCGGGTGTGGAGGATGTGCGCTTTGCCAGCAGGAAGCAGGCAACGAACATCATCTCCGGGATGCGGCGGTGGAAGCAGCAGGGGGAGTCCGCAGCGTGAGGGCTTGCTCTCATTATTTGAGATTTAAAAGAGGGAAACAGGGAGGTGGGAAGGTGGTGCGTATGGCTGTGGCGGGGTTAGGTCTGGTGCAGGTCTGTCTGCTGGCATGGGTGCTGGCACTGGCCCTGCCTGCCCTTCCCCATAAAGAAAGCCCCCAGGTGACGGGAACCACCGGGGGGGCAGATAACAGTAAAAGACGGAGGCAGAGTAGCGATGATGACGGAGAAAGGCAAGGACTATCCCCATGGGGGGCGTATTCAGGTGGGCATGTATCCGGCCCGATGCACTCAGCAGGAGCTGACCCGGAGCCTGGACGTGGCCCGCATCTGGGAGCGGATGCTGGGGATGCATGGCGCAGGCACGCGGAAGGAGACGCAGTTATGCACACGGTAAGGCAGTGTGAGGCACCGGGTTTTGTCGGTCTGGATCTTTTGTCCGACCTGTATGAGGCCTGTGGTCAGGCTTTAGAAGTGGCCCGACCCTCTTTTAAAACCCCTAAGGTCTCTAAGGTCTTTAAGGACTTTAACGACCTTAATGACGGCAGCCTTTTGCGGCAGGCGCGGGAGTCCTGAACATGGATATCTTTAATGAAACTGAGGTCTTCGATGAGGTCAAAATGACACCAAAACAAATCGCAGAGGAATTTCAGGGAAGGTCGCTGAGAGCAGAGGTCATTATCCACATTGGATCAATGCTGGCAGATGAATGGCCAGAGAGTGCCAAAGATGCATTCAGTTATGATTGGGATGAAGTTTTCCTTGACCTTGGCCTGAAGAATGAAGCGGAAGTTGGACTGGAATGGGACGAGTACGAAGAAATTTCCGAATTTCTTTATAACAATGGGATTTTCGGCTTCCTTGTTCAGTTTGCAACGCCAATCCCGGAAGATTTTACAGCCTACGGCCACAGCGGGAGTTGGGGGTATTACACCATGAAATGGATTTATGCGGAAACCTACGAAGATGCCTGTGTCGCCGCCATGAAATGGCAGGATGAATACATTGAAAAAAAGAGGGCGCAGCAAAAAAAAAAGGGCGCAGCATGGGGAAAAATAAACAGCGACGGATCTCTGCATACGCACAGGGCAGGGACGACCAAAAGAACGGAATCCCTGTCAGATGGGAAAAGCACCCTTTTCTCATGGAGTACAGACAGGGGTATTTTCAAGGCAAGTTCACAGGAGGCAGAAATGAAGGCAGAAGACACGGAAGCCGCACCCCATGGCCCGATATCTGGGGAGCTTCATGCCCTGGGGCTGGAGGTTAAAAGCCTGACGGAGCGTGTGGGTAACAAGGATCTGCGGAAGATTATTGGCATCGGCAACAACCTTTTTGCTTTGGCGGAGCGGGTGGCAGCCTTAGAGCAGATGCCGCTGGAAACCCTTTGAAACAAAAAGGCCGGAGGTGCGGCGCATTGCCGCACCCGCCGGGTGGCAGCCCGGCGAATCCGACCGACTCACCAACCCTGATTTATCAGAAGGAGCAGATAATGGAAACTGACCAGATGAAAAAGAAACTTAAATTTACTGTAACCGTGACCGGGGCAGAGGGCGACGAAGACTGTACAATAAATATGAAATTTGATCCCCCTGTAAAATATGACGAAGCGACATGGGAGGCAAGATCAGGGGTGTCCATAATGGCGGCACTCATCATTCAAGCGGTGGAGGGGGCGAGGGATGAAGACTGAACACATGAAGAGAAAAACAAGGTCAAAACAGAATCTTGCGTATATAGCCACAGACCCCGCGACTGGCGATACGTTTGCCTTCTGTTCCGCGAGCCCGGAGCATCTGGCGGATCTTGCAGAAACCCTGAGCAAATGGGCAGCGATTCAAGCCCGCGTTGAATTGGTGGCAGCGCGGGAGGCCCGGCAGCGACTGCTGGCCGCGCCTCCCAGGGAAGTACAACTGAGTCTGTTTTGAAAGGAGTTCAATCAATGGAAATGGTCAGAACCAAGCCGCAGGAAGGCTATATGGAAAACGCAGCCGGGCATCTTGTGCCCATCGCCCAGGTACGGGAGCATGATCTGCTGCGGGATGAGGTGGCAAGGAATATTGCCGCAGAGGCACTGGATATTCACCGGCGGCTTCAGACCTTCAAATACAAGGCCCTGAAGGACGTTGCCGATCTGGTGGCCATTGCTGCGGAGCGTTACGAGGTGCAGATCGGCGGTAAAAAGGGGAATGTGTCCATCACCTCTTACAATGGCCAGTACAAAATACAGCGAACCTATGCGGAGCGCATCGTGTTCACCGAAGAAATCGAGGCCGCCAAAGAGCTGGTAAACGCCTGCATCATGAGATGGAGCGAGGGGGCAAACGCCAACATCTGCGCCCTGGTGGACAGGGCGTTCCGGACAGACAGCAAGGGGCAGATCCGGACATCGGCCATCCTGGAGCTGCTGCGGCTCAATATTGAGGATGATGAGTGGAGACGGGCCATGCAGGCCCTGACGGACTCCATCCAGACCGCCGGAACCGCCGTGTATGTGCGGGTGTATGAGCGTGTGGGGGATACGGATCAGTATCGGGCCATCCCTCTGGATCTGGCGGTGGTGGATGCAAGACCCGGCGAGGTGGGGGCATGAGTACGGACATACAGTATCCGGAAGAGATCCGGGAAAATACCATGGCGAGGCTTACGGCCCAGATGCTGGTGGAGATGGACAAACGAAAGGCTTCGAGGGCCTCAGCTGTCGGGCCTGTGGATGAGGAGGGGTTCAGAGCCGCCCTGGTGGTGAGCCTGAAATCCCTGCCCCATGAGCGCTGGGACAGGGTGAAGGTTTCGGGAAAGGTCTATGTGATGGCGCACCTGTGGCGGTTCCGGGGGCCGCTGGAGCCGGTTGTGGACTATTGTATGCGTGTGCTGGCGGTGGGACGGTAAAAAGCGAAACGCTCCCCTTTGGGGGGCGTCCGTCGGGCGTGGTGGCCCGGCGCTGATGAGCAGCCAACGGGAGGCAGACATGAAAAATGAAGACTGGAAACGGGTGGAGCATGCCCTGAGGGAACCCTATGGCCATGCTGTGCTGATGTGTGACGGGTACAAACTGACCCTGTCTGTGTTTTATACAAAGATGCGGCTTGAGATTGGCTGGCACGTCAATGGCCGGTTCAGGATGGAATGGCTGACGGAGGACACGGACATCCGGCGGCGGTTTGCAAGGCCCGTCATGCGGCGTGTTTACAAAAGGAAGAACTATTCTGCCGCCTTTAAAAAGGCCATGAAAAGAGAGGGCGTTGATCTGGACGAAACGAGGCTGGTATATTACTGGAGCTGGCAGAGTCCTGTCACCCTTGTCCGGCACCTGAAAAAAACCTGTCAGGCTGTTGCCCTGCTGGAAATCAATCACTGCCCCATGGAGGAGACCGATGCCCAGGTGCCTGTCTGATGTGATAGAGCCCAGCGCCATGGAATCCCGGCAGGTGCTGGATGGCATGACGGCCGACATGAGAGAGGCATCGGCACGGGTATGGCCGAAACTGCTGGCGGAACTGGTGGATGTGCTGGCCGATCATCTGGAGGTGCACCGGCAGATGGTATCGGAGGAGGCCATGGCGCAGGCGCAGGATATCATTGTGGTTATTGCGCATCATCTGGGAGGGCGGAGCATCTATCTACCGAAGGACGAGAAGCTGCGGCGGGCTATCCGGGATGCTGCCATCTACCGTGCCTTTGACGGCTCCAATCATCTGGAGCTGGCCAGGCGTGTGGGGCTGACCACAGCGCAGATTTACAACATTATCAGCGTGCAGCGGAGGCTGCGGCAGGATCGGGGGCAGGTGTCTCTGCCGGGGTTTTGAAGCGGGCGGACACCAAGAAAAAGGGGTCAGACCCCTTAAAAAAGACACACCTTTTAAGGGGTCTGACCCCTTTTTTAAACAAACCACTTTAAGGGCGGTCCGCAAGGGCCGCCCTTTTCCTTTCATAAACACTTGAAACCCCCTCTGTTTCTCAGGGTGAAAAAACAGGACTGTGGAGACATGTATATTCAGAGGAGTATGACGAAGGCGTCAGGGAGGGGTGTATGAAAGGGATACGGTATCTGGTGGTGCATTGCTCGGACACGCCGAACGACCGGGAGGTGACGGCGGCGGAGATCCATGGCTGGCATGTGAAACAGGGGTGGAGCGGTATCGGGTATCATGCGGTGATCCGCAGGGATGGCACCGTAGAGGCGGGCAGACCCCCCTACTGGGTGGGTGCCCATGTGCGGGGTGCCAATGGTGAATCGCTCGGGGTGTGTCTTGTGGGGCGGGATCATTTTACGGAGGCACAGATGGAGGCCCTGGAAGAGGTGCTGTGCGGCTGGCTGGCGGTCTGCCCTGAGGCCGTGGTTGTGGGGCACCGGGAGCTGGATTCCCGGAAGACCTGCCCCAATTTTGATGCGGCCCTCTGGTGGGCGGGCCGGGGGCGGGCATGAAGGGGTCGGGCCAGGTGGCAACCTGGAAGCGACTGGTACAGAACGTGGCTCCCGGCATAGCGGCCAGTCTGACCGGGCCTGCTGGCGGTGTGGCGGTGCGGTATCTCTGCGAAAAATTTCTTGGGGATGCGAACGCAACGGAGCAGGATCTGGCGGCTGCCATTGAATCGGCCACACCGGAGCGGCTTTTGGAGCTGAAGCGTATGGAGCAGGATTTTCAGATCCGCATGACAGCGCTGGGGCTGGATCAGGAACGTTTGTACGTATCGGACAGACGGGATGCCAGACAGGTTCTTAAGTTGACGATCTGGCCCCAGGTGCTGCTCTCTGGCGTGTTTGTGGTGGGGTATTTCACTGTCCTGGGGCTTCTGGTTGCAAACAGCAATGCTGATTTTGGGGATCGTGTATTCGGCATTTTAAATACGGTGATCGGTGTCCTCACGGCGGCCATACCCATGATTTTGCAGTTCTGGTTTGGCTCCTCCCTGGGATCGAAGGAAAAGGACCGCATGGGGAGGTGACGATGGAATGGGACTGGGCAGCACTGAAATTTCTTCTGGATCTGGCCCTGGCCACCGGTGTGGTGGGGGTTGGGGTCTATAGCTGGTGGGTGGGCCGCAACCATGTCACCCGCTCTGCCATCGACAGTGTGGGGGAGCGGGTATCCTGCGTGGAGGACCGGGTGGCCTGCGTGGAGCGGGACATGCGGCATCTGCCGACATCTGCGCACATAGCGGATCTGCACGACCGCATTGCAACGCTGGGGGGAGACCTGCGGGAGATTAAAGGCGCATTGCAGGGCCTGGCACGGGCTGTGGATCTGATCAATGAGCATCTGATCAATCAGGGGAGGCGAAATGGGGTATGAGCGATTGATTACGGAGGACAGGCGGCTGGTACTGTTGCGGCTGCTGGAGGCCTCGGAGGGGTACACAGCCAATGAATATCTGCTGGCCGCCGCCCTGCCCGACTTCGGGCATACGGTGAGCCATGACCGGGTACGCACGGAGCTGGGCTGGCTGGCGGAACAGGGCCTTGCGACGGTGTCCCATCCCGGCGGTGTCACCGTGGCCACGCTGACAACACGGGGGGCGGATGTGGCTGGGGGCCGTGCGCGTGTTGCCGGTGTGAAGCGTCCGCTTCCGGGGGTGTGATATGGCCCGCAGGAGCAGTATCCGGTGTCTGGACAAGCGTATCCGTGAGGCTGTGGACAGGCTGGTACGGGAGGACAGGGCAACCATCGACCAGATTGTGGCGCATCTGGAGGGCATGATGGGCAAGGAGGCCCCTTCCCGGTCTTCTGTGGGCCGTTATGTGAAATCCACACGGGAGCAGATGGAGCGCTACCGGGAGGCCCAGGAGCTGGCCAAGGTCTGGGTGGGCAAGCTGGAGGAGGAGCCGTCCGGCGATGTGGGTCGCCTGTTGAGTGAGATGCTGCGCACGGTGGCCTTTCAACAGCTGGCAGGGGCCGGGGATGAGGGGGCTGCGGTGAGTACCAAAGAGGTGGCCCTGCTGGCGGGAGCCTTGCGGGATCTGAATGCTGCGGACAAGATATCTGTGGAGCGCATTGCCGCCATCCGCAAGCAGGTGCTGGCCGAGGCCGCCAAGGGCGTGCGGGAGACGGCGAGGGCTGCCGGTGTGAGCGGAGAGACCATTGACGCCATCATGGAGCGCATGAGCCGGGGTGGGGCATGAGATCCTTTCTCCCGTATCAGGCGGAGCTGATTCGTGTGGTGCGTTCAAGCGCTGTCACTGTGGTGGAAAAGAGCCGTCGTACGGGGTATTCCTGGGCGGCGGGTGCCCTTGCGGTGGGGTATGCGGCCAAGGCCAAAGGCGAGGGCGGCATGAACGTATTTTACATGGGCTACAATCTGGAGATGGCCCGTGAGTTCATCCATTATTGCGGGGAGTGGGCCATGGAGTTCAACGAGGTCTCCATGCAGGTGGGCGAGACGGTGTTCCGGGATCCGGACAGGCCCGAGCGGGATATCAAGGCTTTCCGGGCGGAGTTTGCCTCCGGCAATTCCGTGATTGCCCTGCCCTCCGTTCCCCGTGCCCTGCGTGGCCATCAAGGTCTTGTGATTATTGATGAGGCGGCCTTCCATGATGACCTGGACGAACTGCTGAAGAGTGCTTTTGCCCTTTTGATGTGGGGCGGCAAGGTGCTTGTGGTTTCGACCCATGACGGGGACAGCAATGCGTTCAACAAGCTGGTGCAGGATATCCGGGCTGGCCGCAGGCCCTATGTCCTGCTGCGCTGTGATCTGGATCAGGCCCTGACCGATGG